GTTGAGCCAACCACAATTAAATATGAGTCTATTTTTGCGGCAAGACCAAGAAGAAATTTCGAATATAGGAACATCTTGGACTGCAAGCAGAATAAGCGACCAATAGAGAATGATGGGCTTAAACAAAAGGGACCTATAGTTAGAGGCATTATCACCCCAAACATACCCTATAAACTACATGGTGGATGTGAGGCATGTGCTACTGAGTCAGCTTTTCGTCAATTGGCAAATGCAAGAGTCGTACCGGAGGAGACTTGTGTTCAGGATATTAAGGAATGGTTCCTTTCAAGTGAGTTTTATATCGATATATCCGTCAAATCAAAATTTCACGATGTTAATTTTTCGAGATGGTTCGCTAAGCTCTCTGCTAAACAACTGAAAGAATATAGCCAAGGGTATGAAGAGTATAGGATGGCAAAGCTTCATAGGAATCAGGACGAATACAAGAAACATAGACTTGCGCCTGGACAGAGACCTCAACATTTCGATTGGTTACCCGTTACAAAAATGAAAGGACATACTAAGGTTGATGAGAAAAATTTCATAGATTACAGTCAGCCTAAAGTCAAAGCCAGAGCGATTACAGCATAGAACGCCATAGCTAAAGTTCTGCAGGGTCCAGTAGTAGACACTATATCTAAGATACTCAAGAGTGATCCTGCTTATGGCTCAGGCTTATCCAATGGCAAGAGGTGCATCAAATTTAGTGAGTGGAATGCAAAATACACGCATTATATAGGCTTAGATGGTTCAGCTTTTGACTCTACACAATATCTCGAAATCTTACAAGCAATAGATGATGCAGTTTATACAGTTGTATTGATGGATAATCAAGGTGCAATATCAGATTATGCAGATTTTGAAGATGTTGTTCAAAGCTGTGTATGTCATACACAAGATGTTGAGACGCAGTTTTATAAATATGTCATATGTGGTACGGTCCCTTCTGGTAAGATGTCAACGAGTGCGATGAATACTCTGAGGTCAATGTGTTATGTCAGATATATCATGTTCAAAATTAAAGCAATAGAACACGTTGACTACAATTTTGAGTGCTGTGGGGATGATGTTATTATATTTTCTACCCCCAACAGCAGAGTCATTCGCTAAAGCTGCTTACCAATATGTTTATATTCAGTCG